GGATTGTGGTTACCAAATTACTTGACGAAGCAAAACCTGTTAAAGAAGAACATAAAACATATTGGCGAGTAGCACAATGGTTTACGACAGCATTCTTATGGTTTACTTGGTTAAGTCATGATATGGCAAATATTGCTGTGTTCTTACCTAGAGAGATACCATGGGATCTTATGATTCTAATCAGTCTTGTATTTGTTATAGGATTAGGATATATGTTCCGTGAAGGTGGCGGTAAGATACAAAAAATTGTGTTAGAAAAACACAATACAAGATATGTTAGAAGTGCTACTATTATTGATTGTGTATACTTTCTAATACTGTTGTTCTTCAAAGAAATAAACGATATTCCAATGTCAACAACTTGGGTATTCGTAGGCTTGCTATGTGGTAGAGAACTAGCAATGGCTACTATGACAGGCAAGGAAAAGTTTAGAACTGTATTTCCCTTAATTACCAAAGACTTTATTAAAATGATGATTGGTCTTGGTGCAAGTGTTGGTGTAGTTTTATCCATTCACTATGTTATTGTTCCTAATGGATTTTAGGTTGACAAACTTCATAGCATGTGTATAATAATACTATGACTACACATGCTATGATTGACCTAGAGACACTAGGCACAAAACCGGATACAGTTTTACTTACTATTGGTGGTGTTAAATTTAACCCTAATGAAATAAGTGAACATCACAGTGAACTTTACTATAGATATGAAGTAGATGAACAACTTAGTAAAGGCAGAACTACAGATAAAAGCACACTTGAATGGTGGCAAAAGCAAGATCCAGCAGTTATGGAAGAAGCACTAGGTGATCATGATCGTAAACCTGTGCAGGATATTTTGTCAGAACTTAACAAGTGGTGTGTGGGTGTTGATACTATATGGTGTCAAGGTCCTGTATTTGATATAGGAATACTAGAAAATATCTATAGGCAATACGACATGCATATACCCTGGCCCTTTTGGAAAATTAAGGACAGTAGAACATTGTTTGGTATTATGCCTAAAGACCCACGTAAAGCAATTAAATTTGCGGCACATAACGCATTAGAAGATTGCAAAGTCCAAGCACTTTGCGTACAACAGTCTATCCAGCAATTAGGATTGGAAATAAGATGAGATTAGAAGATGATGTAAAACTTGATTACAGTGATGTACTAATTAGGCCTAAGCGTAGTACACTAGGATCAAGGAAAATGGTAAAAGTTGAACGTAAGTTCGAGTTTAGGCACTATCAACCTGTACGGGTTGATACAGGATCATTAGAGTATGGCTATCCAGCAGGACCATTTCCTGACAAGCATTACGAAGGTATTCCTATTATGGCAAGTAATATGGATGGTGTCGGTACGTTTGAAATGGCTGATACACTAAGTGAACTTGGTATTTTTACATGCCTTGTAAAGACATATAGTGTAAATGAACTTGTGTCATTCTTTGATTCTGATAAAAGTTCTAGAACACAGAATGTTGCATATAGTATGGGCATTACAGATGCTGATCATGAAAAGTTTCGTATGGTATATGAGCAAGTAGATAGCAAACTAAAATATGTTTGTATTGATGTTGCTAATGGTTATAGTGAAAGATTTTTAGACTATGTGAAACAATTTAGAGAACTGTATCCACATATTGTTATTATTGCAGGTAATGTTGTTACCGCAGATCAAACACAGGAGTTAATTTTAAATGGAGCCGATATTGTTAAAGTGGGCATTGGTCCTGGGTCTGTTTGTACTACTAGGATTCAAACGGGTGTTGGTTATCCTCAGCTTAGTGCTGTTATTGAGTGTGCTGATGCCGCACACGGCCTTGGCGGCCATATCATCGCTGATGGCGGATGTACTTGTCCTGGGGATGTGGCTAAAGCATTCGCTGGTGGTGCTGACTTTGTAATGCTAGGTGGTATGTTAGCAGGACATGATCAAGGCGGTGGTGAAGTAATTACAAAGCATTATGCTACAGGCGAAGCAACACTTTTAGATAATGGTAACTTTTTGCCACACTACGAACAAAAACATTTTATACAGTTTTATGGTATGAGTAGTGATGCCGCCAATACAAAACACTTTGGTGGGCTCAAAGATTATAGGGCGAGCGAAGGACGTGAAGTTCTTGTCCCCTACAGAGGTGATGTTGCTAATACAGTACAAACAATTTTGGGTGGAGTACGCTCAACATGTACATATGCAGGCGCCCTTAAACTAAAACAACTTAGTAAATGTGCTACATTTATTAGGGTCAATAACCAATTCAACAAAACATATGAGTCTAGCACAACAAAGGCTTAGTGCGTTAAATTAACGCATCCTAAAAAATTATAAACTTAGAGTGATATATAAGCAGTTCTGTTATATCACTCTTTGCATTTGTAATAAAATTACACTGTTGCTAAAATCGCATGGCAGAGTTTACAAAAGTAGTACAGCAATACTGTCCTATCGGTGATAAATAAAAGTGTAAGACAAAGCGACCTCAGCTTAGAAAAAATGAGTGACACTAGGAAAGACTAGAGCGTGCCTACGCTTTACAACAGACTGACGCCGCAAAGACGGTGACGCCGGAAAAGACCGGGGTATTGCTTTCCTCAAGCATCCAAACAAAACTTAATAAGGAGACAATCATGGGAAAGATCCTACGAATGATTGTGAGCCAGTTTGGACGCGATAGTTCGTTCGAACGAGACATGCTCACATACGCAAAAACAGAATATAAAGATGATTGGTATTATGCTTATAACTATATGCTAAATCATAAGGGCAGAGGCCCAAAGACTGGAGGAGTAACAATATGACTCAACTAGTTTTAACAGCAAGCAATTTTCTAAACATTTCAGGTATTATGGAATGGTTTAGTGACATGTACCGTGCTTATAGAAAAGGTGCAGAACGTAGAGCTTTACGTAGAGAAACTTTACGTGAACTAAGAAGTTTAACTGATCACGAACTACGTGATTTAGGAATTGGACGTAGTGATATTATGTCCATAGCAAACGGAACTTTCTACGAAGAGAAAGTTTTAAATGATGTAAAAACAAATAACAATTTAAAGGGGTGGGTGTAATGACTGCAATAGCAATGAAATACGTAGTGAATCCAGTAGAAGGATTCTTTTATAATTTAGGTGACTGGATCGTAAAGACAGGAACCATTGCAGGAACATCACGTGCCGCAAGCGAATTAGCAAGACAAGGATATCATACAGAAGCAAAAGCTCTAATGATGGAACTTAAAAAGCTAAGAGGCGAAGTCTAATGACAATTAGTATAGCAAAGCAGTTGGTCAAGTTTCTTGAAACATTGTTTGAAAAGCCGTACTATCCAGAAAAAAATTACATGAGAGGTAAACAAAAATGAAAGCATTAGGATTAATCACCGCAGTACTAGGATTTGTATTTTTTGCAAATCTAGCATATGCAGACGATATGACTATTGAAATGTTGAACAAAAGAGATGACGGAGCAAAAATGGTCTATTCAGAAGATATTGCTCGTATTGATGTAGGCGACACAATCACATGGGTGCCAACATCAAAAGGTCATAATGTGGAATTCATCGCGGCTCCAGAAGGCTGGGATATTCCTAAAAAATCTAAAAACAACAAAGAAGTTGCAATTACATTTGATGTACCAGGTGTGTACGTATACCAATGTACACCACATAAAGCAATGGGTATGATAGGTTTGGTTGTAGTAGCAGAAGGTGGCGAAGTACCGCTAAATGATGTAAGCAAAGCCAAAGTTAAAGGTAAGTCAAAGAAGAAACTTAAAAAATTATTAGGAGAACTTTAATGTGGCCTTATAATGACGATGAACTAGACATCATCAACGGAAAATAAAAAAAGAGGGCGGAAACGCCCTTTTTTAATGAGCAAGGCGTGTTGGTTTATTAACTACATAGATAAATACTTTTAACGAGGTATACTATGTCTAGAAAACCAATGGTTACAATAATATCTGATTCCTTAAAAGAGGCAACTACTAATGCTGAAAAGGTAGAAGTTCTCAAAAAATATGAATCAGATTCTCTTTTCAAGCGTATTGTTCAATATGCACATAACCCCCTTATACAATTTGGTTTAGAAGATTTTGATCCAAAGGTGATTCCTGGACGGGAACATGGCATGGGCATTAGTAAGTTTATGCACCTACCAGATGATATTGCAAATAACAGTCTCACAGTAGACGAAGGTGTATTCGCAATTAATATGGTGCTTAGTCACATAAACATAGAAGAAGTTCATCTGTTTCTTGGCATGTTTAAAAAGGACTTAGGACTAGGACTTACAATAGACATTATTAATGAAGCATGGCCTGATTTTATACCACCTTATCCTGTAATGCGTCCTAGTAAATATGACCCAAGTGTTTTTGATAGTTGGTATCACTTTACTATTATGGAGATACATGAAGGTGAACGTATTAGTATTATAGTTAGAAATGGTGATGTACAGTTCAGAGATGAAGAAGGAACTATTATTACAAAGTTTGATGAACATGTTGAAACGTTTGCAAAATTGGGTAAAGA